GACTTTTATAATCCAGTTTACGAAGCTTGTTGGGTTGGGTATAAAAAAGTTGGCATGAAGAAAAAAGGTGACAAGATGGTGCCAAATTGTGTACCTGAATCTGTGCAAGAAGCCAAAGACGAAGAGAAAAAAGAAGATGATTCTGATAAATTAAAAGGTGACATACAAAAGAAAGACGCCGAGATTGCAGCCTTAAAACAAAAATCTGAAACAGATAAAACAAAAGCTGTAGCAAAAGATACTAAGAAGATGGTAAATCCTGAAACAGGTGAACCACTATTACAAGTTGGTATTGCATACAAACATCTTAAAGATAAGATGAAAAAAGAAAAAGAAGAAGTCAAAGAGATGGCTAATGATAAAGCATATGCAATTGGTATGGCAACTGCTAAAAAGAAATACAATGATGAACCACCTTTAGATAAGAAAACTATTAAAAAAGGTCACGAAATCGGAGATAAATTATCAAAGATGAAGAACGAAGACCACCCAGCTAAACAGATGTTTGAACAAATTGAAGGTCTGAAAAACAAAGCTGAGAAATCTGGAATGCCATATGGTATTCTGAAAAAGGTTTACGATAGAGGTATGGCTGCATGGAGAGGTGGACACCGACCAGGTACTACACAGCAACAATGGGCTTTCGCTAGAGTAAATTCATTCATAACAAAATCCTCTGGAACATGGGGTGGGGCTGATAAAGATTTAGCTGCTAAAGTAAAAGGAAAATAAACATGTCAAACTATTTAAAACACAAGCCTGGCAGCCTGGAAGAAATCGTAGCTAAACAAGGAAGTTACAGAGAAGATTCTGGTTACCAAGCAATGTTCAAAAAAGAACTAGATAAAGCTGGTAAGGGTATCGGTTCAATGTCACCTAAAGAAAAGAAGGCATTTTTTAACAAAATCGATTCGAAATATACTGCTAAAGATGAGGGTATTGAGAACATGGTAGACCCTAAAAAAGATAATGAAGAGGATATGAAGAGAAAAACTACTATGACAGGTGAAAAACCAACTAAAATCGACACAAAACCTCAAGTAAAATACGAAAAATAGTTAAAAAAGGTGCTTTTTTCGCTTGCCTTATGTGTAACCTTGTGTTATAATATAGACATAATAAAAAAGGATACACTATGAAAAATTTACCAAGAATATACCTCGATATGGATGGTGTTCTATTCGACTTTGTGAAGAACATTGAGAAGACTACAGGTCTCACAATAAATCAATGGACTAAACTTGGTAGAAAAGAGCGTTGGGACCCTATCATTGCTAATAAGAAATTTTGGTCTGACGGACCATGGTTAGCAGAGGGTAAAAAACTATTTGCTTTCGTTAAGAAGTACAACCCACATATTCTAAGTGCATATGTTGAACATGCATTTGACCCTAATTGCATTCCAGGCAAGAGAAAATGGGCAATGAAAAATACTGGAATACCTAGTAACAAAATCAATCTTGTAATGAGAAGTCAGAAAAAGAACTATGCAACGCCTGGTTCTATACTGATTGATGATTATGAAAAGAATACTGCTGAATTTAATAAAGCAGGTGGTACAGGTATCACATTCAAAACAGCCTCTCAAACTATCGCCGAGTTGAAAAAACTAGGTTTCTAATCATTCCTCCTTATAAATAGTGGTACTATATTAAGAATTGAGTACCGATTATTTAACTAAAAGGGAGAGAATAATATGTCAATGCAAACATCAGCTGATAGCGCCGCTGGAGCACCTTTATGGGCTGTAGCCGCAATCAGAAAAGAACCAACTTCAGCAAATAGAACAGATTTGTTTGAAGATGTAACAGCAGATAACTTTATTACAGGCCAAACTATTGGTCTTTTCAACTACGCAGATGGTGAAGTCGCAGACGGAGCTGCTCATGCAGGTTGGAACTTGAAAATTACAGGTTCAGGCGGAAGAGCAGGTAGAGTACAACACGAAACTCTATCAGTATTAACTAACGCCGCTTAATACCACTTTTAGAGGTGGCTCAGAAATGGGTCACCTCTATTTGTATAAATAATATAAACAAAGTGATGTAGGAATTTACCTACAGTAGCATCCCTCGAAAGAGGTTAACAGGAGATAAAAATGGCAGACAAAAAAGTCACACAATTAACCGACCTTGGTGACGGTTTAGCCGCAGTCGATTTGTTCCATGTAGTGGACGACCCGAGCGGAACACCAATCAATAAGAAAATCGCAGCTGAAGATGTATTCAATAATGTACCATCTTGGTTGGGTTTAAATTCAACTTCACAATCTATCACAGGTGATGGTTCAACATCAACAGCAATTGAGATTACAAATGCTGTAACTGAGGTAGACGCTACATCAGCAGCTGCACCTTGCACATTAGCTGATGGTGCAAACGGTCAAATCAAAACAATTATTAATGTATCAACAAGTGGTACAAACGCAGTTACGATTACACCCTCTAATTTGAGAGGTTACTCATCAGCAACATTAAATGCACCTGGTGAAACAGTAACATTAATGTTTAAAAATAGTAATTGGAATGTTATCGGTACCGGTGGTACTGTTGTATTAGCATAAAATTGAGGAAATATTATGGCAGAGTATAAGTATGTAACACTTTTGGAATTAGAAACTGAAAAAAAAGGTTTGAAAAATGATTTTGAAACTTTAAAATCTAATATTGTGAAATTAGAATCTGATACTATTCAAATGAAAAGTAATTTGAGTGCAATCTCAGGAGCAATACAAGTAATTGATAGACTAATTAGTAAAGCAATTGCTGACAAAGATGAGGGTTTCAGAGGAATGTCTAAGAGTGAAGTAGATGAACTATTGAAATCTGAAAAGAAAAAAACAAAAGGTAAAAAATGAAAACTCTAAAACAACACATTAAAGAAAAAAATTTAGAGGATTTTGAAGAAGATTTAACAGGAGAAGAGATGAAAACTTTTAAACAACACATAAAAGAAGACCATACTCAATCCAAATATGGTAAAGGTAATGTTGGTACACCTGAGGTTAACTCAGTAGAAGATAGTAATATTGGTGTTCACAATATACACGACCCTAAAATTTTGGAAAGAGTAAACGCATTTGTTGGCTCTATTGCTTCACAGGAATATATTAATCCTATGGGTGCAGTTGAACAGTTAACAAACAAACTAAAAACACTTGGACTAGATGTAAAACTTCCGGCGATGGAAGGTGCAACTGGTAAAGTTGTTGGTGAAATTAGCCAATTTGGTGGAAGATTTGGAAAAGACCTTGACGGTTCTGATATTAATGATGATGGTATATCACATAAAAAAGAAGGTGGTCTTAAACTTGAAGTTAAGTTTGAGAAGCTAGAAAACGGTTCGTCTAAAGTCTTTGCTAAATTAGTATAGACTTTTTATGTTCAAAGAGATAACCAAAGATAACTGGTTGTTATTTGCCCAGCAAAACTACGACAACCCTACTTTGGAAACAGAGATAGAGTTTTATGATGACATCAAGCGATTTAAGTATCTTAAAAGGTTATTTCGTAAGTATGATATAACAGGTGAAATTAAAATAAGATTAATTTTAAATCACTTAGTTGTGTTACAAAATGTATTTGGTGCTGAGGCGGCTATAACATTATTGTTATATAAGATTGATAATAAATATTGGTCAGTATTAAAAACATGTTTGAACTATCTGGAGTATCTGTATCCACACGAATTGGATAATATAGAAACAGATAAGAACATAGAGGAAATTTTAAAAGAACTATGAGTAGAGCAATTGATTTAATAATTACTTACCGTGTCGTAAAGATGTTGGTTACACCTTTCAATAAGTTTGAAGCTTATAAGTTAGGGTTTATTGATGAAAACGGTAAAGTTTTAGTTAAGATGAAAGATGTAAAAGGTACACCTAGAAAACACTACACTATGCTACACAGATTTGTATTCAACTTAAAAAGAATACTAAAGAAAGTAGGATTAGGTAGTAGATTAGGTTCATTTGCCGTTGCATTAGCTTTGCTTATTAAAGAAGACAAATCAATGGCACAGCATAAAGACTTATTAGAGTCTGCTGTCGTAACATATCTAAAAGAAGAAAATCTATATGATATGTTATTAAACGAGGTAAGAGAAATACCAGATATCGCTGATGAACCATACATGACATGTTTCGGCATAAGTGTTTATGAAAAGAACGGCGAACTTGTATCGGAGGACTATTATGCCAAAGCATTATAAAGAAATGATTGATGAAATAATCAATAAGATGGATGAAGACGCACCTACTAACGCAGTAGCACATGGTGGTGTTGACATGAATCCTAATGGTAGAAGAGTGAAGAAAAAAAATGATGTTGGTACAACAGCTGATGCTGAAACTAAAATAAGAGAACTTATTATGAAGAAGTTTGGTAACAATGTGAAAGAAAACACAGACAATAATAATGTTGTGTTAAGAGGTATCAACGAAACATTAAATAAACTGGAAGATAAGATTGATGAAAAGAGTGGTATTAAAAAAGAAGAGGTTAAGATTGTAGAAAAGAAACAAACCTTTCACGATAAATTTGTAAAACAATTACAAAATAATACACCACACTCTGGACAATTTGATGAAGACATTTAAAGAATACGCTGGTGTTACTGGTGTAAGAATAGGTGGTATTGACGCAGTACATCCTATCGCCAGTTTAGGTGACAAACCACCTAAGGGAAAAGGTAGCAGAGCACCTAGAGCTGTGGGTTTAGTTGCACAAAAGAATCCTAGAATTGCAAGAAAGCCTGGTCAAAAGGCAGGTTCAGATAAACATAGTGACCTATATACAGATGAAAATCCAAAAGGAACTATTCATGGATTAGGTTTTACTGACCGTGCCAAGGCTGTACAATCAATAAATAAGATAAAAGGTTCTGGTAAGACACATGCACACAAAATGCAGGCTGCCATTGCTATGTCACAGAGAGCCAAAGTGGCAAGTGAACGAGCAAAGGATCCTGAAAAGAAAAAAGACTTAGCTTCAGCACATAGAGTCTACCAACAATATATCAATAAAAATAAAAAAAGTAAGGACTAATATGGAACTAATATTAACTTTAGCTATGAAATTTTGGATGTGGACAGTTTTAATTGTTCTAATCTTAATAGGTTTTATTATCAATCTATTTGATAAAAAGGTTGGCACAAGAG